CTTCATATGAAGCATTTTTCTTGGAGAATCTGGATAGTTCGTAGATAGTATCATGATCATTAATAATCAATTGGTATTGCTCAATTAATAGTTTAAGTAATGAACAACCAACTGTCTTAGTAACTGCGGTTTGTTTTAATCCACGTTCAGCATTCTTATTAAAACCAGCAGATATTCTTTTGCCTTTTGGCCCTGCCTTCTCGGTAAAGATTAAATTCTCTGATTCATAATCAATGTAAAGAGCGTCAGCAACCGTCAGTCCAATGTCATTAATTTCAACCAAGATCACGGCATTATTATATTGCAGTGATGTCTGGTGAATTGTTTGAGTATATTCAGCAGGAGGTGTAACATTACTCTTATATACGCATACCTGGTTGTATGGCATCTGAGTGACGTCAATTACCTGGAATGCTGAATAATCAAGACCCTTACCATGAGACACATCACACGTCATAACATAACGATGATCTTTTTTAGGAAGGACATAAGTTGTCAGACCATCAGTAGATGACAGTGGACGCAAAGCAGTTAGTGTTTTTAGTACAGCACCAGAAATCAGTGTACCAGATGAACCAAGCCATGCGCACTCAAATTCTTGTGCAAACTTCTCATAGTCAAAGTCCATGGCTCCAAGAGTTTCTTGCTTCCATTTTTCATCACGGCCGGGAACCATTTGCCAAGGAACTTCAACATACTGATATCCGTTAGTGCCTTCTTTGGCACCGGTACAAGTCTTGTAGAAGTGGTTCAGACCATTTGGCGTTGATGTGAATAGAATCTTGGTTGTTTCACCAGATGAAATGGTTGGGAAAACTGAAGCAAAGAACTCATCCCAATTCTCAACGAATGCAGCTTCATCGATGTACAATAATGAGATAGACTTACCACGGATAGCTGATGAACTTGTAGCAGCAGCAATAACCTTACAGCCATTCTCAAGTTCAATTGAACCCTTGTTCCACTCAACAACACCCTGCTGTAACCAGTCAGGGAGCGATTCATATGATAACTTTACACGATCCAGAATTTCTCTGGCCGCATCACCTTTATTGGCAAGTAGAGCTACCGTTTTATATTCATTAAAGAGAATATAATGGAGGATAACTGCAGCAGCAGTTGTAGTCTTGCCAGCCTGGCGGCTAGTGACTACCGTGACCCGGCGATTATTAGTAAGCTTGTCAATGATTTCTTTTTGATAGTTATATAATTTTATTGGAATAAGACCATGATCAACATGAACGATTTTAATATAACGTTCAGCAAAATAAATTGGATCATCGGCACACTTGAGCCATTCCTCAACTTGTTCTGCAGTCCATTCAATCTTTTTTCTGGCTTTCTTAAGAAGTGGGTTACCGTTATAACCCTTATCAAAAGCCTTTCTAATCTTATCTACTACAGACATTATTCACTATTGTTTCTTCTTTGATCGAGCATCTTCTGCAATTCGGCAGTTGATCCGACAAAGAGATTGTTTGTTACTTGTTGGTTATTTGCCGCTGGGTCTTCTTCAAGAAGTTTCTTTTTCTTGGCTTGTAGTTCTAGAAGGTCCTTGCTTGCACCGACCATGGTGTTCATCAAGGTAGAAAGAACTTCATATGCTCTAGGATGCTGTGATTGTCTAGCCACATCCATTAGATCAAATAGTGCTTCTTGGCCTTTGCCAATTACATCCATCAGATTTTCACGGGCATAGTCAAAATCATCTTGTACCGTGGAATCTTGAGGTTTATCTTGCACCATTGGAAGAAACTGTCTATTACTATCCGGTTGAATATTTAAAATGTCATTTAGCTTTTTCATTATACATTACTTTCAAACTCACGAATAAATCCATATGTATCATCTGGATTTACGTGAACTATTTCAGTTGCTATAGTGTTTGTTGTATTAGCCGATGTTACATTTGCAGTTAAACGAACATTAACATCAACATCATTAATAATACCGCCATTTGTTCCATCACCAGATCCAATATTCTTTGTAGGACCAAACAAATAGCCTTTGATAGTAAAGTCTAATGTCCAGATGATAGCACGACGAGTTTCAAAGTTGCCCTCATACGTATCTTCTGAAGAAATACTATTAAGAATAATTGGAATGTCCCATGGATCATCTTCCATATCTGGAATGAGATGGACTGATGCAGTCCATTCCGGTGTGAAGTATGGAAGTATTTGTTCTATAATCTTGGTTCCGTCTTCTGCATTCTTGACAAGAATCGACATTTGAAATGAGATATTGTAAGGAACCGGTTGATATTGACTTTTATTGTTTTTAATTTTGCGATTCAGTGTATTAAGTTTACGGTCTGCATCATACTGGAATGTTGTCATCTCAAATGTAATACGTGGAACTGTTACAGCAACTTTATTGTTTAAATCCGGGTTGCCTTCAAGACGCGCCAGATACTTTTCCTTTGGTCCGTATGACAAAGGAACTTTAACTGTCTGAACAGTTTCACCCGCCGAATCTTGACGAGTAACATAAATATTATTGAAAACTGTTCCAAAAAGGACTACATATTTTCTTAGTGTATTATGATGAAATGTAGTACCAAACATTACGCAGTCCCTTCACTGAAAGGATCGACTTGTGACCAATCAAGGATCGAATCGCCCTCAAGTTCAAATTCAGTATTGTCCTCAAACGCATCGCCAGCTTGTGTTTCAAAGTCATAACCTGATTGAATAATTTGATATCCGTCTTGATTAGTAATAACAAATCCATCGGTTGTAAGAAGACCATATGTCTCCAGTGCAATGCTTTTTGTTTTCTCAATACTATCGATTGCTGCAATACCAGTATTAAGTCTTTCCGAGCTATACTCAAATACTTCACACACAAGATCATACATCTGAATAGAACCCATCTGATAGAAGATAGGAGTTTTATTTACATACTTAATAATCATGATGCGTTCGACCATTGGAATATAAATCAAATCACCTTCTTGTGGGCGAATAATTCCTTCTAGTTTACCAACCTCATTCATGAAGTTACGAACAGAGACAGTAAGAGTCATCTGATCTCTGATTTCTAGATTAAATTTTGAAAGGAAAGATCCGTCGCCTTCATAACTATCATAGCTGCGAATATACATGTCGATCAAATAAGATACATTATATTTTGATAATGTATCCTCGCCGTAGATATCATCTTTGGCTACAAGTGTTCTAGGACAATAATACATGTCATGGCCATAGATCTTGATAGACTCGATTACTAAGTCTTCAATGAGGATCTGTTCCTGGCTATTTTTAAAATTATTGAAATAGAAGTTGGTAGTCAAGATCTTATCCGATCATATCAAGAACCGGGAGAGAATATCCGGAAATCATTTCTGTTTCCATCTTGGTTCTTGCTTCAACAGCATCGTTATAGATCTTCTCACCATTGAATTGCACCCCGCCCGGGAGGTTCATGCCAGTGAACTTGGTAAGATTTGAACCCCATTGTTCTTTGATAAGTGTGGTTGCATAGTTTTGAAGCCAACGATCATTCCATGCATCTGCGTATACAGCAGGGTCAACTACTTCGTATGCTTCAACAACAAGATATGATCCGACTGCAAGATTTCCCCAGTCGGTATCAACATATAGTCTATTCTTATGGCGGGCATAACGGATTGGTTGTTTGCCTACTAGCATTTCAGTCAGCAGTGCAAGGTGTTCCATAACCATATAGTACGGAACAATCGATACGTTTGTTAGAGTATAAAGATCGTTTAGGGCAATCTGATAACGGATATTGAAAAGGTCATCAGCACGAACTGAAGGATCGCCAATAGAGAAGATGCTAACCGCACCAATAATATTTTCTGGTAGCGTAATGTACTTGTTGGCTACATCTGTCGATGTTATAAGATGTTTGTAATAAATTCTGTCAGAACCATCAAAGTGGTAGTCGTAGTAGTAACGAAGTGCTTCATCGATACGATCATCTACTTGGTCGTCGTCAACGTTGATTTCGATTACTGGCTTGCCTAGTTTACGTAGGCAATATTCTTTAAATTCAGCTTTTGTAGTTGGTGCAGCCATAGTAACCTCTTTTGATTCTATTTATAATATGACCACACCAACTTTTCTATGTACAACCAATCGAATGTGTGTTAGAATGACTTATGTCTCAGTGAATAGTATTATGCAGAACCGTTATTGTCGATTGTTACTACCCAATGATTAGTAATACCACCGGCAGTACCGCTAACAGTCCAATAAGTAGAGCGCGGGACGACGTCATTATTAAGAAGACTAAATGTGACTGATGTAGCTGTTGTAGATCCTGTGGTAGGTGAGCCAAACGTTCCTGTTCGTGTATACGTCCACGATGCAGAGATAGTGCACGATATAGTTACAGTTACCGTACCACCTTCACCAAATGCATAAAGTGCAACAGCTGTACCGGCCGTTCCACCACCACTAGGACTAAAGATATTACTCTTTCCACGCAGATTTGACATAGAAATAGTACCGGATGCTACACCAGCTACTGTTCGAACACTTGTTTGATTCAACGAAATAGTAGTTGTAGAGCTAAGACCAATCTCAACATTGACGTTAGCTAATGATATAGGTCCGGTACTAGGTAATGCCATCTATTATGCCTGAGGTTGTCCTAGTTGTGCTCGAGCCTGCTGAAACAACTTCTGCAGAAGCGGATCAACCACGCGGTGTGGAAGTTCTTGCAGAGCACCCATAATAATATTCAATTCATTCACATTAACGTTGAGTGTCACTTCAGGATCTACTTGTTGATTTTCAACAAGATTTGATTCTAGTTCTGGATTAGTAGCCATGATATATTCTCCTTGAATTATGTATTGGCAATTGGGCTAGTATATTTATATACAAGTTTATTATTCACCCCAAGGTAAATGCGGTGTTATAACAGGGGGATTAATTTGGTTTTCAATTTGTTGCGCAACGGCGGCCTCATAGGAAGCAACTTTTTCTTCACCCATAGCATCCTTTACCCATTCAATGACTTGAGCTTTGGTAAGATCAGCATAAGGAATAAATGGTGCATCTAGATCAACGCTTACACCCTGTGAGCCGTAGGCGTAACCACGATAGGTCTGGTCGATACCAGCAAGTGTCCAGTGGACATTAAAGACCACATTAGTCTCTCCACCTTCTTCTGGGTAGGCATCCATCTGAACAATAGACCAAGTGTATGTAACAGTCATTTTACTTTCCTTCTAGTTTTGCCACGCGGGCAGTTAGTTCTTTTACAGCTTCAATTAGAAGTGCAACCATGTTGCCATAAGCAACACTATAATTTGTATCTTCAGAACCAAGTACAACCTCAGGAATAATCTCCATTATTTCCTGAGCAATAACACCCATCTGTCTTGTATTAGTATCTGTACGAGTATATGTATATCCATTTAAACGCATTACTTTGTCAAGCGCGTTATCAATCTTAACAATGTCTTTTTTGAGACGACTATCCGAATAAGCTGTAACGTTATTCAACATAGTTAGGTTGCCAGAACCATCCATTTGTAAAGCGTTGTTTGATGCTGACCAACCACCGATACGAAATACGTTATCCGTACCAAGGCCCATATTAATAGCATACGCATCGGTACGGTGGAATGACATAACTGCTACTGTCGAGGTGTTGCCTCTTGCTGAAAAAGAACCACTATCATTGGCTATATTCACATCAGTTGAGGAGCTAACACGGCCGACAATAAGTCCAGCAAAAGTGGCGGCACCAGTGGAGTCAAGACGCATACGTTCAACAGCAGCACCGGTTGAGAAGGTCATGAGATTAGAACCGTTAACGGCAATACGACCAGCTTCAACTCCATTAATAGTATAAAAGTCATATGCAGTTTGACCAGTTGGCGCACTGCGCTGGAACGCTGCGTATCCACCTGTAGATGTAGAAAGAACGATGTTATCAGTAGAAGAGGATACGTCCAGCTTCGAACCGGGGCTGCTCGTCCCGATCCCGACACTGCCCGCGCTGGTGATGCGCATACGTTCGTTGCTGTTGGTTTGAAAAATCAAGGGGAACGCACCAACAACACTTATCCTGCCGGCAGTTACGTTATTATATATGAGTTGTCCTTCACCAGTGGCATCCCCAACAATGTTAGAAAATACATTGCCTGTTCCAACAACTGCAAACTTACCGTAAGTGCTAGGTGAAGACGTCCCAATCCCGACGTTGCCACTGCTGTCGATGCGCATACGTTCGGAACCGTTAGTGTAGAAAAGCCAAGCTTGTTCTTGGTAATAGTACTCTGCAAGACTTCGCTGGAATGCCCCAGTTTCATCAAACTGGGCCATTGCCAAAGCACCGTTTGTGCCGCCAGTATTACGGTTATAGTGATAAAAGGCAGTGCCACCTTGAGTACTACTGCTTACAGGCCCATTACACAATAAACCAGCACCGGCAAACTGTGTGGTTGAGAGTTGGCGCATGCGCAAGCCAATATTACCGGTATTATTTTGCTCTACATGAAAAATAGTTGTAGGACTACTTGTTCCAATACCAACATCTCCATCGCTGTCGATACGCATGCGTTCAGTCCAAGTTGCACTATCTGAACGGTTCCCAAAGACAAGGTGAACGCCTGTACTATCAATAGACGACATCTTCCAACCGTAGCCGTTGGAGAAAGTTGAAGTAAGAAACTCTAGACCGCCACCAGCTTGTAAGCTAGCAGGACCGGCTGCAATTTGTATCGTACCCTTATGTGTAGCTTGTGAGGTATATCCAGCACCTGACTGGATAACTGTTAGTGCAGATAACGGTGCGCTTGTACCAATACCGACGTTACCTGTGTTGGACAGCCGCATACGTTCGGTACCACCAAACGTCCACGAAACAAATTGCACGCCAGAACCGTAAGAAAAAACATCGTAAGGTGAGCCATTACTATCGACAAGTGACCAGTCAACAAAACTGTTGCCTGTGCCTGTAATTTTGCTAAACTGCGCAACCGCAGCGGTTCCAACGGTGTTATTAATAATACCCATTTGGGTAGTTGCGTTTTGATCATGTCTGGCTACAAACCGCCAAGTGCGGCTGAAATCACCTCCAGTTGTCCCGATCCCAACGTTGCCTGCGCTGTCGATGCGCATACGTTCGGTAGGTGTCGCACCCGCCCCTGTCCAGAACTGAAGCGTAGGGTTTGACGTACCAGCTGAGGAAATCATTGCATAACGGTTATCTGATAGGTCAAATGCCCCTGAGATAAACTGTAAAGCTGAAACTGGAGTACCGGTAGCATTTCGGTTTTGGATAAGTACTGCCGTTGTGCCGTCTTGATCTTGACGTACATGTAGACATTGTGACGGTGAAGTAGACCCTATCCCGACGTTGCCATCAGCACTGATACGCATGCGTTCTGCGGTAACAAATGACGAATTCATTGTCCTAAATGTAAGTGACGTAGGAGCGCCGCTGGTTGTATTTGTGCCTGCACTTGCGTAGATGCCGGCAAATTCAACATAAGTACTGGCTGTGGTCAGACCATCAAAACGAATTTGTCCAACGTCATAACCACCAGCAAAACTTGAGCGCCATTGGCGTAAAGCAAAAGCTGGTGTTGGTGTCCCTGACGCGGCAAGAGAACGGACAGCAAGGGTTTTCAGGCCGGCCGTTGTATCGGTACTATCAAAGAATCCTATGCTAGCACCTGTTGTTTCGACAGTAAGTCGTCCGCTAGAACCGGTCGTACCAACAAGAAGGTCGCCATCGCTGGTAACGCGCATACGTTCGGAACCATTTGTATAAACTGCCAAATTGGGAGTAGAATGACCTACAGCATATAATCCCATTTGTCTAGAATTATCTGTTCTTTGATGCTTAAACAACCAACCATCGGTATTTCGTGCTATATTAATATAATCGGCTAATGTTAATGATCCTTCGAAGCCGGTAGTTCTTCCGATACCGACTAGGCCGCTACTGTTAATACGCATAACTTCAGTGCCGCCTTCACTAAAGGCAAGCGTGTCAGCACCAGGCGACCACATCCCTGTATTAAGATCGCCAGTAAAAGTATAGCTAGGAGCGGCAGCAGATCCAAGAGGAACGGCAACTGTGCCAGTAATAGTAGTATTAGCAGCAATAGTGGTACTAGTGAAAAGAGTTGTACCAGCACTACCAAATCGCGCAAACAAACTTGCACCTGTGCCGATAGCAACGCCATTATTATTACCCGGCGGGTTAAATTCAATATATCCTTGCTGAGTAGAATCTGTTGTAAGGCCAAGACGTGAAGATGCAGTTGTCCAGTCAAGTGTGGCACTCGTTGTATTACTTCTATACGAATATACTCTTATTTTATTAGCATTACTATTAGTGCCATCAAAGCCAGCATAAGATTGAGCTGGTAAAATAAAATTGTTACCAGATCCTGCAGAAGTAATGTCAACATTGCCTGTTCCTGCAAGCGCTGCGGCTATTGATGTGTGTAGTGTTATAGAGTTTGCAGTTCGCGAATTGACAAAGTATGATAGAGAAGTAGAAGTACCAGCAGGGTTTGTACCATCGGTACGAAGGACAACAAATTGGCCGTTACTCCATCCATGGTTAGATAGAGTAGATAATGTATCGGCTGTAGTATTAACAGCAGAAACATTGGCCACTGCTCCAAGTGTTCCAAGTGCCGTGCTAGCTAATACTGTAAAAATTGATTCCTGATTAGCTGTTGAACCGACCGTAACCTTATTTGATCCCGAATCTACAAAAAGTGCGCCAGAGTTAAAATTTACGTTGCTTGTATAAGTCAGTTGGGTTGTGTTAGCAATGAATGAAGTGCCGACAGTTAGAAGTGCAGAGTTGACACTAGTACTTACGTTAGCAAAGCCGGTAATTGTTGTATTACCAAGTTCAACAGTGCCCGCAACAACTAACTTGCTAGCTGGCGCAGTATTGCCGATACCAATATTTCCGCTGCTGTTTATACGCATACGCTCAGTTAGTGTGCCAGTTGTAGGGGCGGATGTGTTGAATACCATTGACATCCGTGCACCAATACTATTATCGGAAACTGCATCAATGGATCCTTGAATTTTTGGGCCAGCGTCTGATCCATCGGCGGAATAAAAACTTAAACGGCCCCAAGGTGAGGTTGTTGACCAATCGCTACCACCGGTAATAGTGGAAATGCGCATTTCGGTTGGTATTGGCAAAGCTGAACCAGTATTGCTTGAAGCTTCTAACTGAACTGCGGGTGTTGTGGTACCAATACCAACTCTATTGTTTGTACCATCAACAAAAAGAACGCCAGAATCAAAGTTTGCATTAGCAGCGAATGTTGCAATGCCACCTACCTGCAATGTAGTAGATACGTTTGCAAATCCAGTAATCGTTGTATTACCAGCAGCCAGGGTTGTGATGCCAGATACAGCTCCGGCAAGTGTAAGAGAGCTTAAAGTACCAACAGAGGTTAGTGATGATGCAAGAATTCCAGTACCTAATGCTGTAGAATTAGCAATAGTAGTAGTACCAATCTTATAGGTTTTGCCGGCTGCAAGATCTAAATTTTCGGAAGATGTCCAACTCGCAGAGGCATTAACCCAGTTAAATGTCTTATCTGTAGCACCTTTCAGAGTAATACCGCCGCCGTCGGCAGTCACTTCGGTTGGAGTAGCAACATCGCCAAGTATAATATTTTTATCTTCTACAACAAGATTTGTAGAATTTATATTTGTTGTTGTACCATTGATAGTTAGATTACCAGAAACTGTGACATCACCGGTAATTGTTGTATTACCAAGTTCAACAGTGCCCGCAACAACTAACTTGCTAGCTGGCGCAGTATTGCCGATACCGACATTACCATTTGCTACAATATAAGTAGCAGTGCCAAATGTGGCTGTGTTTGTTCCGACTTGCAGTGTAGTAGATACGTTTGCAAATCCAGTAATCGTTGTATTACCAGCAGCCAGGGTACCACCAAGAAACGTTGTGCCATTAACAGATAATTTGGTTGTTGGTGCTGAATTACCAATTCCGGTATTACCGTTAGCGTCAATGCGCATTTTTTCTGCGCCACTTGCACCTGCACCCCAAATGTGTGTTCCACCGCCAGTGATCTTGTAATAAGATGACCAAACACCAGTGCCACCGCCGTAAATTGATCCAGCTTCAAAAACTGTCGACTCAGCTGCCGCCCAACGATTGCCGACAACAAGACCATTTTCAGTATTGGCATCGGTTGCATTGATGATGCGGGCTGCCCAAGTATTAGTAGGATAGGTTTCGGTAGCATTACTGCCGCGTTTGACATGAAACAGTGATGCCGGGGAACTTGTGCCAACACCGGTGTTACCACTTGCTGTAATATAAACAGCAGTACCAAATGTGGCTGTGTTTGTTCCGACTTGCAGTGTAGTAGATACGTTTGCAAATCCAGTAATCGTTGTATTACCAGTAATACCAACCGTTGTTGAATTAGCAACCGTGGCCATTCTAATACCACCTGCTGCTCCTGACCAAGGAACAATTGCTAAATTGGCATTCCCTTGCCCGCCGGCGCCAGTTACAACAATTATAGTATCATTAGCAACAGTCAGGTTGTTATATGATCCGCCACCTGCTCTAGGAACTACACCTAATTGGTATGAACCATTTTCTACTTGTAAAACTTGAGTCGCAGATGATACTCCAGTGCTATCATTGATTGTTGTTACTGTAGTATTGGCAACAAAGTTGGTGCCTACTGAAAGTATAGCTGAGTTAACTGAACCGGTAGAATTAATAATATTAACATTATTAATACTAAATCCAGCCATATCAATGTTAGCAGTAGCAGTACCACCTAGTACCCCAGCAGAACCT